CGCTACTCGTAATACCCATTTGTCGCCTAACATCATCTGCTGAGCAATAATAGGTTATTGTTGTCATTATTCATCAGTAATTGTAATTAAAAACCTGAATTTCTTACTGGTTCCACCATTGGTTATTACAACTTTCATTGCACCTGTTACAAATATTCTTTCTGCAACATCTGTAAATGCTGAACCATCTGCAACCTTATTACATAATGCTCGTGGCATCCAAGTTGCGTCTGAAGTTCCCAAATTAGCTAATGTCATAACATCTGTTGTAGCTGCACCATCTTCATTAGTCCAAACTGAATCTGCCCCAGTATCTCCATCGTCATAATCCATTACAATCTTCTCAATATAACCAACTGAGTTTTCGTCTGCTGTTAGTGTTAAAGCTCCACCAGCACTACAAGTTCCAGCTAATTCAACTATTTTCATTTTAATCTAACTTCCAAGCCCACTTACCATCAGAGTCTTTATACCTATATGGTATTTCCTTTTTTGGTTTTTCTTCTTTAGCTTCTTCCTTTTCAGAAGATTTAGCCATAGCTTTTGCTTTCATTGCCATTCTTCATTACCTCCAGTTATTTATATTTTATACCAAACTATTCCTAAAACATTGGTAGTGTCATTCCTGGTCATAGTTATGACATTAGTTGCATAAGTCTGAGTTTCAAGGGTATCATCTGTATCTCTTAAAAGAGCTATATATACTTCACTTGCGTTTGTTATTGTTATTGTATCGTTTTGTGCTGCTCTTGCTGTGCTACCTAATAATCCTATTCTATAACCTGCATTAGTTGCTCCACCAATTGGTGCTAATTCGGTTACTGTTGTATTTACATTTGCCATCTTAATAATCCTCCATTCTATTTATTTAAAAAAAAAATAAAAGAATAGGACTTTAATGTCCTATTGCTAATATTGTCCTTGCTTCGTTATCTGTACTACCAGGTAATGTAATTGATTGTGACACTGCTGCCACATCAGTTAATGTACCATCTGTTGCTCCACTCACGAATGAGAAAACAACACTTCCAAATAAACTTGAGCAATCTATTGTATCGCCATCATCAGCTGTAGCAGGGGTAATAATTTTAACAAGTTTCCATCCTCCTACATCCCATTGACTAACGGTACAAGCACTTAATAATATTGCTGCCATTTTTCATTTCCTCCTTATGCTGATATTGCAGTAATACTACTACAGAATGTTGGAGCTTTGATAATTAAAGCCTCATATATCTTTAGCATAAATTTACTGCTATCGTTGGTCTTTGCTAAATCTTCGTATGTTAAGTCTTGTAAAACTCTCATTTCTACAACTGATAAGTCTAAGAAATAAATTGCTTTACTACCACTTGCATTACTCATATTCATACTTGGAATTACTGGTACATCTCCGACCATTGTATGTAATACAATAGTTGTGAATCCCCAGAACACTGTTTGTGTTGCTTGTAAATATCCAATCTTTGCTGTTAGTAATCCCATCAAGTCTGTATAAACTCCAGAACTACATACTGCTAAGTTTGGTCTTCCACCATCATCAAAAGCATTCTTAATTGCTGTGTCAATATCTGCTAAAGCTAATGCAGTAGTACCTTTAGCTACAGTATTAGTTGTAGACATTATATCAATAATGCCATTAAATTCATTAGCATCACTATCTGTATCACCATTAACAATTAATTCTTCTTCTAATTCTCTCATATCTCTTGTTTTGATTAACACTTCTAATTGCTTTGCATTAGGTGCACTGCTTGAACTGAATGCTCCTGTTGCTCCACCATCTGGTGTTAAACCTTGTAAGATATAACTTGGAATTGCTGCCATAGCTTGACCAGTTACCCTTCCAACACTGTATAAGTATTTTATACTTGTACTCATTCTGTCAAAAGTTGTATTAGTTTCACTTAATGCTGCATCTTCTGCTGCTACAACTGCTCCACCCTTTGCTGTGATTACATTGTAATCTGCTGTAATTCCTTGATTAGATACTCTTGGAATTAACTCCACTAAAGGTGTATATTTCCTTGTTCTATCTACTACTCTTGGGTCTACATAAATTGGAACCATTGCATATCCTGCTGTTCCTGCACCCCCACTTGTACTCTCTAATGCTTTGAATCCTATATCAAAAGCACTTTTTAGTTCAGGTCGCATATCAACATCAAAAGATTTTTTCTCTACATCAAAACTTCCCCTTGCACCACCGTGGTATAGGGTTCCATCTGGTAAAGTTCCAAAACTATGTTGATAAGCACTTGCACTAATGTCTTTATATTCTCCTACTTGTGCCATTTTTAATTTTCCTCCATTATTTATACTGCATCTAAAGGATTATATGTTCCCTTAGCTACTATCTGTTCCTTGTCTAATGTTTCCACATTATCTTTTAGGATTGGTTCGTTTAACTTTTTAGTCAAACTCTTTATCTCTGTTTTAGCATCTGCTAAGTCATCTTCTAACTTTGTGATTCTATCCAATGCTTTCTGTTCCACTTCACTTGTTTCTTCGGTAGGTTCTTCTACTTCAGCTTCAACTTCAGCTACTGGCTCAACTGCTGGTTCTTCTGCTACTGGAGCAGCTTCTTCAGCAGGTGCTTGGACTTCCTCATCCTTTTTTTCTACTACTTCTTCAGCCATCTTAATTTCCTCCATATCTTTTAGACTTTTTGTAAATACTTCTGTCATCTTACATTCTGGATTTACTGGATTACCAGTAAGTGCAACATTAAGAAGTTCCACTCCATTTAGTATTCTGGTTTTAACACCATCAACTACCTTATGAACATAACTCGTTGTTTTAAATGCAATACTAAAAGCATCTAAAAAGCCACTCTTAACACTATCCCATACTTCTTTAAATCTTCCGTGTGCTCTGTTTAATATTGCTTTAACGAATATTCCTTTCTCATCTCTTTTAGCTTCTATTATTTTACCAACAGGAACTATACTTGGATTTTCCTCTCTCCAAGCTTCGTGTTCTACATCTAACTTAATATTCTTATGGTTAATCTGATTAAGCATTTCACTCAATGCATTCTCACTAACCACATCATTTACTAAATCTCTATCCTTTGTAGAAATATAACCTGTAACAAAATAATCCTTGCCACCCTTTGTTTCTGTTTCCTCGTAACCGACTTCATCGGTAAAAAATGTATAATTTTTTGTATTTGCCATTATCTTATACCTCCTTGATATTTTTTAATCTTTATAAACTATTTAGTTAATTTTACCTTTTTTTAAATTGTGCTCTATCTTCTTTTGTAAATAAAATTCCCCAACCAGCTAAACCTCTTATTTTATATCTCGGTGCTTCTCCTTCAGAGTTATTTTCATAAACTAACTCGTATCTATCATCAAATATTAAATCGTAACCTTTCTCGTCATATTTGAAATCCTGAATAAATGATTGTACTAATTGTATTCTACTCTTACCTTGATATTTATTTGCCCACTTAACTGCCTTCTTAAATATCTTTGGGTGTGGCTCTACTATTATGTGTTCTTTAATTCCATACTTCTGAAATGTTGTGGCAGTGTAACCTAAACCAAAACCTATCTCTAACACCTTTTTAGGTTTATATTTCTTACATAAATCCATAACTCTTTTCTCTATTGTTTCCTTTTCTCTCTCATACATTAAAGGATAAGAATTACAATCTTCTTTGTCTAAAGGGTACATCATTAGTATTTTACCTTTTGTTGAATCTTCTTCTACTAATTTTACTTTATTTGTTATAAATTCTTCTTTGGTTAGCATTATACTTCCATCCTTGAAATTTCTTGCCATTGAGTTGCGAATTTAATTAAAGTAATATTATCTCCAGCTGTCATTGTAAAATCAACACTTCCTTTTAGTTGGATAGTTGCATTGTCTTTAATTGTAATCAACGAATTAAGTGCCCTCAATGTTATCATTTGTCCTTCTTCTCCACCAAGAAAATTAGTAACATCTGTTCCTCTTGGTAATCCTCCACCCATTTCAAAAAGGTTGCCAGTTCCAATTGAGGGTGTTGATGATGTAACTAATGTAATTACATCATTAAATGCTAATCCTCCATTCATCTTAGCCATTCCTGTACCTACTTCTCTACTATTTATTATTAAATCTGTTCCATCGTAATAAATACTTGCGTCTTGCCCATCTCCTAAATATAACTTCTTACTATCACTGTCTATCTTAATATCGTGAGCAATAACAATATCTGCAGTTCCACCAGTATATGGAACGAATCCAGTTGTATCTGCTTTCCCACTTGAAGCATAAGTCTTTAAATTAACCATACATCAAACCAAGTAATGCTAAAAATATTGATAATGTAAAAGCAAAACCCCCCCATATCATTTTTGTATTAAATTTAAGTTTTCCATTAGTTTCTTTAATATGTTCAGAAAGTTTAGCTATCTCTATTGTTAAATCCTCTATCTTATCTACAATATCCTTATTTGTGTATTTAACATTAAAAGTATTTACCATTTTAATTATTAACTGCTATAACGCTAACTCCCTCCCCATTTACTGAACTATCTATCCAAACAATATTATTTTCAGATAAAGCTAAACTAACACTATCTCCAGCACTTAATTCAAAACCATTAGAACTATCAACAGTATTATCTCCAACATAGATAAGTCCAGTATTACCTGCCAATGCCTTAATCGTTAAAGAAACACCTGCATTACTTTGTAATTGAACTGCTGTACCAGCTGTGGTTACAGTGAATTGATTACTATAAATAGTACTCGGTATTTGTTCTATTGTCTTTAAAGCATTATCAGAATTAACTTCTGCCCTATCTTCTCCATCGTGGTCTTTAATCTCAACTGCTCCTATCTCAATATCCTGTACTACTAAATTAGTATTTACTGCAGTCTTTCCAGAAGCATCCTCTATGAACTTATCGTATTCCCTATCAAGTCTATTATCAGGCATAGCCATTTAGCTAATACCCCCCATCCTCTTTCTCTATCTTAAAAGTAACATCTCCTTTATCAATACTATAAGCCCTCAATGCTCTTTTTAGATTATCGTCTTTCCAGATTAAATCCTGCTCGGTATCTACTTTAAGGTAAGTTGATTTAAGTAAACAATAACCATTTTGAATATATAAGTCTATCTTCTCCTCATCTTCAATGTAGATTATTAGTCCACTCTCTAATGGGAGCATAGTTCTCATTGTTTCAAAAGGTATATTGAATAATGCCATCTTATTTCTTTCTTAGTTTCTTACTATCACTCTCATATTTAGAGAATAGACTATCCTGTTCT